TACACGATTGCCCCCTGGCCGATGGCACCGCTGGCCTTCGGCAGGATGAAGATGCCCTCGACCGCCACCGCACCGAGCTTGTTCGCCGCGATCGGCCGCGGAGCCACGGTCACCAGATCGTTCAGAATCACCACGTCGCCGGCCGCCACCGCGGCGCTCGGCGTGTAATCGACCAGATCGCCATCGGCGTAATACTGAGCCACTGGATCACCTACCTTTCACTTGTTGGAGTTTTCGGTCGCGTTGTTCGTAGTGCCGGCGGGCGGAAGACGCTCCGCCCGCCGGCTGTCGTCGTCACACTCAGGCGGTCGCCATCCGGTAGCAGGACAGGCTCTCGGCCTTGGTCACGCCGAAGTCCATGTAGCCCCGCATCTGCACGCCGAGCAGCTGGTAGTCCGCCTGGACCTGCTCGATCGTCGGCACCTGCTGCCCGTTGAGGAACACGACGTCCAGGGCGTTGAGGTCCGCGGCGTCGGCCACCAGCCACCACGTCGTGGCCGACGTGAGGTAGTTGGACACGACGACGCGATACCGACCGGCCAGGACGTTCGCCGAGGGCTCCACGGTCTTCGAGCTGGTGCTGGCCAGACCAGACGCGATCAGCAGCGACTGCGTCATCAGCTGGCTGGCAGTCAGCTCCAGTTCCGGCGGCACCAGCAGGATCCGAGGCTGGATGCCGAGCGGATTGCCGTCCGGATCGGTCAGCTTGCGGAACGCCGTAGTGGCGGTCGACAGGCTCGAGAACGAAAGGGCATTTCCAGCCGCAGCCGACGCAGCCTGGTAGAAGCTGCTGTTGCTGGCGAGGAACTCCGTCCAAATCACGTCGTTCAGGCTGAGCGCCGCACCGCGCCCGATCCGCTGCGGGATCATGCTCAGAGCATTCAGGTCATCGTTGATGATGTCCTGCCGCGTGAGCTGCGTGGTGATGCCGTAGGTCTCGGCCGCCACGCTCCGCTTCGTGTCGGACGCCTGAGCGACCTTCAGTTCGCCGGCGTTGCCAACCTTGATGAACTTGAACGATCCGTTGAGGCGATACATGTTGATCGCCTTGAAATCGTTCACGCTGCGGACCGCGCTGATCTGACTCCAGACCTGCTCGACCGCATTGAAGCCGGCGAGAAGGAACTTGTTCACCGCCGCCTCGAGGATGTTCGCGATCGAGTGCGTCGCGAAACTGGCCGTGAGGATCGGACCGAGGTTGCCGGTCGTGATCCGCTCCGAGCCGGTGTAGCCGTTGGCCTTCGCCGCCTGGATGAAGACCTCGCCGAGCGAAGTCGTCTTCCGGGCCCGGTGAGCCGCCTCCAGCGTCCGCTCGTCGTAGTGAGCCTCGGGCTTCGGCAGACCGGCCTGAAGGCACAGGGCGGCCTCGACCACCTTGTCGCCGTTAACCGGCTCGGCCATGTGGATCGCCGGGCCGCGCGCGTCCCGCTTCTCCAACAGCTGCATCCGGCGGGTGAGGTCCTCGACCTTCGTCCGCTCGGCCTTCAGGGCCTCCTCGAGCTTCTGCGTCGTCTCGACCAGAGCTTCGCCGTCGTGACCCTTGACGGTCACGCCGAGCGTCTCGGTGATCGTGGGCTTCTGATCCGCGGCACCGGCGGCCGCGGCTTCCACCTTGTCGGTGGGCTGCTGCGTATTGGCGTCGTGCGCCATGGTCAGATCCTCATTCGCCTCCGCGGCGATAGCGGCGGACGTCTGCGAGTCCGCACCCATCAAAACAATCGAGACCTCGCGAAGTGCGGAGCCTCGTACGACGGAGATTGGCCCGGTGAAGTCGCGACCGTTCACGGTCACGGCTTCGCCCGGCCCGATGTTTTCGATGCGGCCGGTGTCGGCCCCGATCGACGCTTGGAAACGCATGCCCCGGCGGGCGAGGGCCATCACCTTTCCGGCGGTGTCTCCCTCGCCGATCAGCTGGCCGCGGACCATGAGCTGCTGTCCGTCGCTCATGATCTCCGACGACTGACCCAGCACGCTGTCCAGCGACGCCTCGTGTCCGTAGAGGATCGGAATCGTCTGATTCCCGGTGTCCATGCCGGCCAGGTCGACGACGAGCGGATTCCTTGACCAGCTCTGCCGGATCGCACGGCCGGTGTACGCGAGCAACTCGAACGTCGGCATGCCTCCCGCATCGGTCGCGGCCTGCATGGAGAACTCCGCCGCGATCGACACGGTCTGCGGCGACGGCTGCTGCGATGCCCGGATCGCTCTGCGGTTCTTCTGTTTCACGTCAGCACCTCGTCAATGTCTGCGTCTGCCGTCAGCTAAACGGCTTCGTCGTCGTCTGCGGCCGTCGGGGCCGCTGGCTCCGAGGCCGCCGCCGGCGCGATGCCCAGCTCCTGCATCAGAGCCATCTCGGCCGCACGCTGCCGGAGCACCTCCCGCCAGTCGCGGCCGACCATGCTGCACTCGTCCGCCAGCGTCGTCGTGTTGTTCGACAGGCGGATCGTCTGAGCGTCGGCTTCCTTCGTGGGGTCGATGTGTTCCCAGCCCTGCCAGATCCATCGCCAGTTCCAATCGGCGATCGGAGGCAGACCGCTGGGGAGGAGGCCCTCGACGAGCGCGGCCTCGTCCAGCCAGTCGGTGAGCAGCGGGTCCAGCACATTCCGCTCGAGGTCTTCGCGAAGGCAGGCGATCGTCTTCCGGTAGACGAGGTAGTCGCCTCGCATCGACGAGTAGCTCGCCTGCGAGCTGTCCAAGGCCGCGACGATGTACGGCAGATTGAGGCAGCGGGCGATCTGATTCAAAAGCCTCTTTTCAAACATGTCGAAGGTCGTGGTCGGATGCTCCGGCCGCATTTGCGTCGCATCCCAGCCCTCCGGCAGAGCCATCGCCATCCCGCGGACCACAGGCATCGTGTCCCATTCGGGCATCGACGCCCCGGTGCCGGTGGAGGGCATGTTGGTGTGGATCAGGGCCGCGAAATCAGCGGCGGTCTCGGCCGCCGTGACCGTGGCGAGCGTGTATCGCCGGAGCATCGCGAAGAGTTCCAGTGCCGGCACGATCTCGCCGACGCCGCGATGCTGCCCGGGACGCGTCCGATGTGCCCAGTGAACCACCTTGCTCGCGGCGACCCAGTCGCCGACGTTGCCCGTGTAGGTCAGCGATCCCGGGTGATGCCGGAGGATGTGCCACTCGGCGACGTTGCCGGCCTGGTCCAGCCGGAGACCGTCGATCGCACCGACCTCGAGGATCCACAGCGGATTAGCGACCTGGTCGGCCTCGAGGAGCCGGATGTCCAGCTGCACGCCGTCCAGATTCGGATTCGTGATCTTGAGCGCGAACGCCTCGCCGTCGACGGCTCGGGCGACCCGCATGAGCCGGAGTTTCGCGGCCAGGTCGATCGCCCGGCCCCACTCATGGACCGCGTGCTCAATCTCGCGGGTCCGCACGTCCTCGGGATCGACGTCCGGGATCTGGAGCTGGAGCCTCGGGCCGCTGCCGACCAGATCGATTGACAGCGTCGACAGCATGCCGGCGAGGTAGGGATTGTTCGCCGCCTCGTATCGCGAGCGGACGCGGAGCGTCCTCCGGATACCCGGGTGAAGGGCCGCATCCGGAGACAGCCAGTCGGACTGCGCCCAGTGCCGCTGATTGAGCGGCGTCGTCTGCGCGGCGTCGTACCTGGCCTGGACCGCTGGACGGTCCGGCTGCTCCCGCCGCCACAAAAAGGAAAACAGGCCCATCACGGGTAGCCCGGGAGATTTGCCACGCCAGGCGGCGGATAGATGTTGGTGATCGCCGTAGGATCGGCAACGCCGGATGCGTTCGGCTGGATCGTCTGCGAGAAACGCAGCGCCGCGAACGGCGAGCGGCTCTGAGCGGCCAGCGTTAGAGCGAATTTGGCGGCGGCCACCTGATCCTGGAGGTCGTGCTGCTCAACCTCGCCGGCATCCGTGCGCGCACGCTTAGGCTGAGCGAGATTCGCCGCGATCGCCGCGAGGATGTCGTCTGCCTGTGACATTGGTGCGCTCCGGTGGCTTACCACCAGTGTACCAATGTCCATTTGTCATAGGAACACGAGGAAATCGTCGTCCAGGTCGTCGTCGTCCCAGTCTTGGGCGTCGAACATGGCGTCGGCCTCCGGGTTACAACATAACCCTACCGATTCCAGATTCGCGAACCGCGAACACGCCGGCCGTCCCGGATCGATCTGCTAGGGCCCGATCAGTGCAGCAGCTCGAGCAGCTCGTAGCTGATCATGTGGCGGATCTGCTCCAGCTCCCGCCTGGCCTCGTCGCCAAGTTCGGAGTCTTTAATGCGGCGGCGGCAGTGCCGATCGATGTCTCGCAGCTGGATGATCGCCTGGCCACCGTTGAGCGCAAAGCCGTGGAGTTTCTCATCGTCTTCGCGAGCAAGATCGAATTGGAGCGTAGCGATCATGGTGGCCTCGGAGCAGGTGAGGATAATCCGCCGATCACCAGATTATCACGCGCTGCGGCGGTGATAACTGCATGGTTCTGCGACTACTCATCGTCCTCACATGGCTCGTCAGCGTCGATCTCCAGTAGGCGGGCTAGCCTTGGTTCGATGGCGATCAGCACATCGTCGTTCGGCTGCGGCCCGCCACGCATCCACATATCGTCAATGGCTTGTGCCATCGTTGTGAGAAACAGCGTTTCAATGTCCATCGTCGCTCCAGTTGATACGTCGCAGAACCACGCGATGCAGCGGACGAGCCGCTGATCGCTGGCGTTATGTGGCTAAATGCAGCTCTCGTCGTAGACCTCGATGGCCCGTCGCATCTTGGTGCCATGCCTGCCACCTGGCGAGGCGTCAAATCGTATCGCACCATCATGTTCGCCAGCGTCCATAGCCCGTCTGACGCCCGCCTGTCGTTCGTCACGTTGACCCGTCGCAGATTGTTCTCGACCTCGAAGAGGTATTCGCCGAGCCGTTGTTTTTCGTATGTGGCCTTGATGCGCTCGTAGTCATCGTTGGTCGCCCACGATCGGCCCATCCACCATCCAGCCGGTATCTCTCTGTCAAAAGCCATCTTCGTCTCCTCTACGCTCACAGAACCAGCGGATGAAGCGGACGGCGGGGCCGCCGCTTATCCTGTGTGTTCTGTGGCTACTTGCTCGCTTTGCTTCGCTTCTTCGACGGCCTGCTGGCGTCTTGCAGTTCGTAGAGCAGATCGCGAGCCTCCTCTTGGGTGCCGTTGAGGTCGCATGGCCGAAACGGTACGCAGGCCGTGACCTTCAGGAACCGACGCACCAACCGTTTCAGTTCGTTCAATTCGTCTTTCTTCGCCCGAGCCATATTCGTAATCCGTCGCTTTCCGTAGGTTTTTCAATACGTTTGGTTCGCCACAGAACCAGCGGATGAAGCGGACGGCGGAGCCGCCGCTTATCCTGCGTGTTCTCGTTTCAACCGCCGCTGTTCTGCGGCATCCAAATCGCCTTGAGTCACAAGCCCCGCCGCCGACTCTGGGATCACGCCCATCGGCCTGCGGATTGCGTCGGCCAGAGCGGATCGTAGCCTGTCGATCTCCTCTGCCGCCTCGCGCAACTGGATGGCCGTTAGCCGCTCCAGTTGGTGCGGTGCCATCGTTCGCAGATGCTTGTAGATCGCGTTCGCTATGTCGCTCATGTACGCCTCAATCCTGCGAGAACCACGCGATGCAGCGGACAAGCCGCTGATCGCTGGCGTTCTCACTTCGTCCGATCCAGGAGGCCCCGAAGCGTGGCAGCGATCATCGCACACTCTTGGTTGCAATCGTCGTCTGCATATGCGTTGGCTGCTTGCAACGCCTCCCGCTCCTCGTTGGTGAGCGTGGGCTGCGGGCGGCGGTAAAGCGGCACCACAACGCCACCGGCATCCCGCGCAACGTCTCCAGCGGTGTATTCGCATGGGTAGACGAATTCGCAGTCAATCTCGTCGGCGAAGCGAGGGCACACAGCCCACGCCACCGGCTGAGAACCAGCGGATGCGGGAGACGGCTCGGCGTCCCGGGTGGTGTTGTCATCGCTCATAGTTCGCCGCTCCTGATCCTTGTCGTTCTCAGTTCAATCGCCCACTTCCGCCGCACGTTCCGCAGGTCGCCTCGCCGTAGGTGTTGGCCTCAGTCAACTGGATGCCGTCTCCTCCGCAGCGGTGGCATGTACGCCCGGCCTGCACGCTACCCTCGCCCGGTGTAGCGTGCGTTTCCGGTGTACGCTTGGCCTGCTCCGCCGCCAGAGCAGCGGCCAGCCTGTGAATCATGCACCTCTCATGCCACATATGGCAGCGGTCGCTGTGTGTGCCGATGC